GATGGATATAAACTTCATGACAAGGCCATTAGGCTATAAAGACGGAACCCGTGATGGAACCACAGTGGGTGACTTAGAAACAGCAAACATTTCAAAAGCTATGTCAGGGGAGGCTGTAGAATCTTTAAGATCTCTTGTAGCACCACAAGTTTTAAAAAAGATAAACGATAACACTGCTACTTTTCCCCTTGCAGAAATTGCTAGTATGTTTTTAAGAGATCAAGGATTAGAGACCAATGAACAAAATATGGGAATGGTGACTAACATTATACAAAATAAATTGATTCCAGAAGAACAAAATAAATTAAGAGAAATGGGAACAGATGATTTAACAAAGTTACTAAGAGGTGGGTTCGATATGGCTAGATCAGGAAAAGAAAAACTTAATCAAGGTGTACAAAGTTTAATGGATATGCTTCGTAGAGAATAATAATGGCAATAGAAAAAAATAATCCAGACGATCAGATTGACATTCAAATAGAACCTGATTCAGCAAGAGAGATTCAACAACCTTTAATGGAAGGTGATGCGATGATCTTGGACGACGGTTCAGCAATAGTCAATCCTGCAGAAGATACCTCGGAACAAGGAGCATTTAATGCAAACCTTGCAGATTTAATAACTGAAGACGAGTTAGAATCCTTATCTTCTGGTCTAATGAGTGATTATGAATACGATAAAGATGCAAGATCTGATTGGTTAAAATCTTATACAGATGGATTAGATCTATTAGGATTTACTTACGAAGATAGATCAAAACCTTTTCCAGGTGCTAGTGGTGTAACACATCCTTTACTTGCAGAAACAGTTACACAGTTTCAAGCACAAGCTTATAAAGAATTATTACCAGCCGAAGGTCCTGTTAGAACACAGATAGTTGGTGAGATAAATCCACAAGTTGAACAACAAGCACAACGTGTCAAAGAGTTTATGAATTATCAAATAGCTTATGAAATGGAAGAGTATGATCAAGAGTTAGATCAGATGTTGTTTCATTTACCACTAGCAGGTAGTTCGTTTAAAAAAGTTTATTATGATGCCGTTAGAGGCAGAGCAGTTTCAAAGTTTATACCAGCAGAAGATGTTGTTATTCCATATAACACTACTGACATGGAATCTTGTGAAAGAATAACTCATGTTGTTAAAATGATGGGTAATGAACTTCGCAAGAAACAAGTAGGCGGCATGTATCGTGACATAGATATTTCTGCTAGTTCTGTAGATAAAAACGAAGCAGGTCAAAAATACGATGAACTAGATGGTGTACAAGAAACCTATAATGCGGAAGACATAGTTCTTTTAGAGTTTCATTGCGATTTAGACATACCTGGTTTCGAAGATAAGAACGCGACAACAGGAGAATCTACTGGTATTAAATTACCTTATGTGGTTACTGTTGATGAAGGTTCTGGAAAAGTATTGTCTATCTATCGCAACTATGCAGAGGGAGACATTTTACGAAAAAAGATTCAATACTTTGTTCATTACAAGTTTTTGCCTGGCCTTGGCTTTTATGGTTTTGGTCTTATACACATGCTTGGTGGGTTATCAAGAACTGCTACTGCAGCGTTAAGACAACTTATTGATGCTGGTACATTAGCTAACTTACCTGCAGGATTTAAAGCTAGAGGGCTTAGAGTCAGAGATGATGACGAACCCCTACAACCAGGAGAGTTTAGGGACGTGGACGCACCAGGAGGCGCGATTCGCGAATCCTTAATGTTGATTCCTTACAAAGAACCAAGTCAAACTCTTTTTGCTTTATTAGGATTTGTAGTGGACGCAGGTAGAAGATTTGCATCTATAGCAGATAATAAAATGGGCGAGGGTTCCCAAGCAAATCCAGTCGGAACAACAATGGCCATTATGGAACGCGGCACGAAAGTGATGAACGCTATACATAAGAGATTACATTACGCACAAAAAGTTGAATTTAAATTATTATCTAGAGTTTTTGCAGAGAGCTTACCTCCTGAGTACCCTTACGCTATACGTGGTGGCAACAGAGTTATTAAGCAACAAGATTTTGATCAACGTATTGACATACTTCCAATATCTGATCCAAACATTTTCTCTATGGCACAGCGCGTTACTCTAGCGCAAACACAATTACAAATGGCATCTTCTAATCCACAGATGCACAACCTACACGAAGCTTACAAAAGAATGTATGAGGCATTAGGGGTGAGGGACATAGATATGCTTTTACCTCCTCCACAGCAACCCCAACCTGAAGATCCTGGAATGGAGAACGCGAAGTCTTTACAGATGTTAGCACTCAAAGCTTTTCCTGGTCAGGCACATCAAGCACATATTGATGCTCATAGAGCCTTTATGAGTTCTTTTTTAGTTGCAAATAATCCTCCAACAATGGGAATATTACAAGCACACATTTCAGAACACGTTGCATTACTAGCAAGAGAAGAAATTACTCAGAAAAATGCACCACTTATTGAACAAGAAGCACAAAAAATGGGTGGTCAACTACCTCCAGAGTTAATGCAACAGTTTCAACAACAAAATGAACTGCAAATTGCACAAAGAATTACTGAATTAACTAATGAAATGGTGAACGAAGAGCAAGAAATGATGAATAAAGACGATAAAGACCCTTTAATTAGCTTAAAACAACAAGAATTAATGCTTAGAGCACAAGAAATCAGGCAAAACAAAGAATTATCAGAGCAAAGACTAGATTTAGACCTAGAAAAACTTAATTTTGAAGGTAAAAAACTAGAACAAAAGGATACTATTGATAAAGAACGCATACAAAGTCAAGAAGACATAGCAGATTTACGAGCAGAAGTGTCTATGGCATCAAAAAGGAGTCAATAATGGCAAACGGTAAACTTAGTTCAAATATAATTAAACTTTTAAGAAAAAAATATAAAAGACCTCCTGGCACAAGAGTGGGTGACTCAAAAAAGATATCGCAAATGTTGAAAAAGGGTGCTAGTATTCCCACATATATGGCAAGTAAAGGCGGGCATGTTAAAAAAAGAACAAAAAAGAAAACAAAAAAGTCTTAGTCCAAAAGAAATTTTGGATGAAGCCTTTAGTTTTGCTGCAAATTATCCCAATGACCCTATGGCTCTTAGTGCATCACTAATGGTTGTAGCGAAAACTATTTATTTAAATATTTTAGGACCTGAACAAACTCAAATGATGATGGATGCTTTTGTTAATGGTATAGATAACTACGAAGTTAAAACAGCAACTCTACATTAATGTCTATTTGTAAAAATTGTCATCATGAATGTCACCATAGCAACAATGGATTATGTCATTGTGGTTGTGATAATTGTGAACATGATGTACAAGAGGCGATAAACAAACTTAATAAAGTTTTGACAATAAATGGGGATTTAGAATTAGAAGTTGAATTCTTTCCCGATTTTAACATAACGGAACATTAGGAGGTTAAGATGAAATTGTTAAAAGACACATGGCAGTGGATTAAAGAATGGAATGAGTGGGGCATGAAAGACTGGATTAAAGCTGGTGTGATTGCTGCAATCGCTATTGCCGTATTATCAGGAATGGCAGGCTAATGCTAAGCCTATTAATTAAACCTTTACTCGGAGTCGTAACAGACTCCGTTAAAGGATTTGTTGAGACAAAGAAAGCAAAACAAGAATTAGCTGTTACCGAAATCAAAGCAGCCAAGGCTATCAAAGAACAGCAAATTGCAGGAACAATTGGGTGGGAGGCCAGTGCGGTCGATCAAATGAAAGGCAGCTGGAAAGACGAACTAATTTTAATATGTCTTTTGGTTCCAGCGGTGGCAGTATTTATTCCTGGATGGACTCCACACATAAAAGCAGGGTTTGAAGCTCTACACTCACTCCCTGATTACTACAAGCATCTTTTATATATTGCATGCTCAGCGAGCTTTGGCATTAAGGGAGCGAAAGGAGCTATGGGACTAATAACTAAAAAGAAATAAAGAATGGATACAGTATATATAGTAGACAAAATCTACAAAATAATTAGGACTAGACAAAATCAAATAACTCAGTTAATAATCAGTAATCAAGTTAAAGATTGGAATGATTATCAAAATCATTTAGGTCAACTTGATACGTTAAATTATATTGAACAGGAACTCTCGGACCTGCTTAAAAAGAAACAGGAGCAAAATGAGTAATTTAATCTTACCCACGCATGTAGCGAAAGCTGTGCAAAAAAAGAAAAAAGAAGAAGAAAAAAAAGAGTCAGCAAAATTACCCGAACCTACGGGTTGGCGCATTTTAGTATTACCTCATAAAGGTAAAGGCAAAACTAAAGGCGGAGTCTATCTCTCAGATAAAACTATACAAGAAACTCAAATCGCAACTAATGTTGGATTAGTTTTAAAAGTTGGACCTGATGCCTATAACGATACAGATCGTTTTCCAAATGGTGCATGGTGTCAAGAGAAAGATTGGGTTGTATTTGCCAGATACGCTGGTTCACGTCTAAACATAGAAGGCGGAGAACTACGCATACTAAATGATGATGAAATACTTGGAACAGTAGAAGATCCAGAAAGTATTTTATCACCAGTAACACATTAAACATGGAGAATAAACCATGCCCGAAGCATTAAAAGCAGAATCATTAAAAGAAGACGCCTTGATGGTTGAATTAGACACATCAGGAAAGTCTATTGATGTGGAGCTAAAACCAAGTAAAAAAGAAGAAACAGAAACTGAGGTTGTTGAAGAAAAAGAAACAATCGAGGAGACGAAAGAAACTAAAAAAGACGAACGCGAAGAATATAGTGACGGTGTTAAAAAAAGAATTGACAAATTAACTTATAAAATTCGTGAAGCTGAACGCAGAGAAAAAGAAGCTTTGAGTTTTGCTGAACAAGTCAAAAAAGAAAAAGATGAGTTACAAGGTAAATTTGATAAACTTGATGACGGTTACGTTAATGAGTTTACAGGTCGTGTAAAATCAGAACTTGAAACAGCTAAAGTGGCTTTAAAACAAGCTGTATCTGCTGGTGATGTTGATGCACAAGTGGCAGCTAATCAAGCACTTGCAAAGTTAGCTATTGAAGAAGAGAGAATAAAAGCGACTGAAGATCAAAGAAAAAATCAAGAAGAGTTATTAAAAACCACTGGACAAGTAGGTCAACAAACTGTACAAAATAATATAACGGCCCCTACTAAACCAGATCCTAAAGCAGAAGCTTGGGCTGAAAAAAACGAGTGGTTTGGTAAGGATGAAGCAATGACATACGCTTCGTTTGGTATTCACAAGAAACTTGTGGAGGAAGAAGGATTTGATCCTACTTCTGATGAATACTACGAAGAAATTGATAACAGGCTTCAAAAAGAATTTCCTCACAAATTTAATAGTGGGGGAGAGGTTCAAGAAGGCAAACAACCCGTTCAGACCGTTGCCTCTGCAAACAGAACCACGAGGTCTGGACGCAAAACAGTGAGGCTCACACCATCACAGGTAGCAATAGCTAAAAAATTAGGTGTGCCACTTGAAGAATATGCGAAATACGTGAAGGAGTAGGCATATGAATAAAATAGATGAAAATAAGACTCCACGCGCTGCTCAATCCCGCGAGAAAGCGACTCGTAGGAAACCATGGGCACCCCCGTCATCTCTAGATGCACCACCTGCACCCGATGGGTTTAAACACAGATGGATACGCGCTGAAGTGCTAGGTCAAGCAGATAGTAAAAACTTATCTGCAAGATTAAGAGAAGGCTTTGAATTAGTCAGAGCTGATGCAAACAGTGAATATCCCATCATTCAGGAAGGAAAGTATTCTGGTGTAATTGGAGTTGGAGGTTTATTACTGGCAAAAATTCCAGTAGAAATTGTTGATGAGCGAATGGCTTATTTTGCGGAACAAACAAAAAATAAGGAAGACGCGATTCAAAATGATTTACTAAAGGAAGAACATCCCAGTATGCCTATCTCTAAACCAGAAAGGCAATCTCGCGTAACCTTCGGTGGTAACCGAAAGAACTAATTTTTTAGCTCTTTTGTCCATCGAATAATTAAATAAATAAAAAAAGGATGAGATAAACGATGGCAAACAAAGACGCACCTTTCGGGTTCAGACCCGTGAGACATCTTAGTGGTGGTCTCATTAGAAGAAACGAATACACTATTGCTGCAAACTACGGCACTGACATTTTTCATGGACAGTGTGTAAAAGCAGTTACAGGTGGTGGAGTAGAAGCCGCAGCAGCAGGTAATGTAATCCTGGGTGTTTTTGGTGGATGTTTCTTTACAGACCCTACTACAAGCAAGCCAACATTTAGTAATAATTATCCAGCAAGCACAAATGCTTCAGATATTGTTGCTTATGTTTACGACGATCCTAGCATCGTCTTTGAAGTTCAACATGATGGTACAGGCACAGCAGCAATGAATTTTGCTGGTTTTGATCTAGTAGGAACAGCAGGAAGCTCTCTTTCTGGTAGATCAACTCAGGAGTTAGATACTTCTACAGCAGGTACATCTGGACAATTCAAGCAAATTGGTATTTCTAAGGATCCAAACAACAGTGATACAGGTAGCGCAAACGTTAATGTTTACGTGATTCCAAACACTGCTGAACATTCTTACTTACTAACAACTGCATTAAGCTAATAGGAGTTAATTATGCCGATATCAAGATCACAACTGGTAAAGGAACTAGAACCTGGCTTAAATGCTTTGTTTGGGTTGGAATACGCCAGATACGAGAATCAGCACGAAGCTATTTATGATACAGAAACATCTGATCGTGCATTTGAAGAAGAAGTAATGCTATCCGGTTTCGGTACAGCGCAAGTAAAACCAGAAGGCAGCGGAGTAAATTACGACGA